GTTTTCGCGTGTGCTAAAGGCTAAGGAACGTCTTTCCGAGAATACGCCTGAGCGTCGGAAAGTTCGTGAGACAGTGGCTAAAGCTCGGGTTAAACATCTTTCAAGAGGTTTGTAATGACTAAGTTTGTTGTCTGTGCGGTTCGTGATTCGGCTATGAATGGCTTTAATCGTCCGATGTTTGCGCCTACTATTGGTGCAGCTTTGCGTGCGTTTTCGGATGAAGTGCAGCGTGGCGGTGATTCTCAGATGAGTGCCCATCCGACGGATTATGAGTTGTTCCAGCTTGGGTTCTGGGAGGATGAGACGGGCCGTTTTGAACAGGCCCCGCAGCCTCTTTCTATTGGTCGTGCTATCGATTTCGTGAAGAAGTGAGGTAAGCATGTTTCGCAATAAGTCGGTTTCTACGCACGAGTTTTCGATGGTGCCTCGCGCGGACATTCCTCGCGCGGCGTTTTCGATGCAGTCGAGTTTGAAGACTACTTTCGATAGTGGTTTGCTGATTCCTGTCATGTGTGAGGAGGTTCTCCCCGGTGATTCGTTCCGGGCGAAGATGACTGCTTTTGTGCGTATGGCTACGCCTATTTATCCGATTATGGATAATGTGCATTTGGAGTCTTTCTTTTTCTTTGTGCCCAATCGTTTGGTTTGGAATGATTGGACTTCGATGATGGGCGAACGTGAGGACGGCCCTGATTCTTCTATTGATTATGAGGTGCCGGGCTTGATTATTCCCGGCGATGGTGCGCCCGGTGGTTATCAGGGTACTATCCTGGATTATTTTGGTTTGCCGGTGAATCGTATTCTTGCGGGGAGTGCTAATACCCGGGTTTCGGCTTTGCCGTTTCGTGCGTATAATTTGATTTGGAATGAGTGGTTCCGTGATCAGAATCTTCAGGATAAGGTTTTTCAGGATCGGTCTGATCCGGATGTGACGTACAACGGTACGAACTACAAGCTTTTGCGGCGTGGTAAGCGGCACGACTATTTCACTTCGGCTCTGCCCTGGCCGCAGAAGGGCGATCCCCAGACGATTCCTATCACTGGCCAGGCCCCGGTGTATCCGGGGGAGAATTTTGCGCCAGCTCCCGATACGGCGTTTGGGTTTGGTTGGACTGATGTTGATTCTTGGGGATCTTCGGTTGCCGGCATTGTTTCTACCGTTGGCGTTTCTACTTCTGCGGGTACGGGTTCTACTACGCCCGCTTATGGCAATATTGCCCCGGCGAATTTGTATGCCAATCTGGCTGGTGCTGTTGCCGTTACTATCAACGATATGCGTTTGTCCTTTGCTATTCAGCGTTTGTTGGAGCGGGATGCGCGTGGTGGTACGCGTTATACAGAGCTGCTTAAGTCGCATTTCGGCGTGTCGTCGCCGGATGCTCGTTTGCAACGTCCTGAGTATTTGGGCGGTGGTCACACGCCTGTTATTGTGAATCCTATCGCGGCGACTACTGGTACCACTGAGCGTCCAGTCGGTTCTCTTGGCGGTATGGCTACGGCTGTTGCGCAGCATGGGTTTTCGAGTTCTTTTGTTGAGCACGGCTATGTTATTGGTTTGATTTCCGTGCGGGCGGATATGGCGTATCAACAGGGGCTGCGCCGCCATTGGAAGCGCCAGACCCGATACGATTTTTATTGGCCGGCGTTTGCGCATTTGGGTGAGCAAGCTGTTTCGAACAATGAGATTTACTATGACGCCGATGAGTTTGTGGACAGTGGCGTGTTTGGGTATCAGGAGCGTTGGGCGGAGTATCGGTATATGCCCAGTCAGGTTACCGGTCGTTTTCGTTCGGATGATCCTTTGACGTTGGATGCGTGGCATCTTGCGCAGGAGTTTGACGAGCTGCCGCGTTTGAATGCTGCGTTTATCGAGGAGAACCCGCCTATTCAGCGGGTTGTTGCGGTTGCGGATGAGCCGGAGTTTTTGATGGATGCGTTTTTTGATATTCGGGCGGCTCGTCCGATGCCTTTGTATTCCGTGCCCGGAATGATGGACCATTTCTGATGTGGAATTTGCTTATTCCCGCTGCGGCTACTTTGATTGGTGGCGCGATGGGCGCTAGTGGACAGCGGGCTGCTAATGCAAGCAATGAGCGTATTGCGGAGGAGAATCGGGATTTTCAGGAGCGCATGTCTTCCACGGCGTATCAGCGCGCTATGGCGGATATGAAGTCGTCTGGTTTGAATCCGATTCTTGCCGCTGGCCGTGGAGGTGCGGACACTCCCGGTGGTGCTACTGCTGTTATGGGTAATGTCGGTGGTGCTGCTGTTTCTTCGGCTAGTGCTGCTGGTGGTGTCGTTAATGAGTCGATGCTTAAGCGTGAGACTATGGAGCAAATGAAGGCCCAGACGGAAAAGATTAAGTCTGAGACGATGACTCAGCAAGCTAATTCAGCCTATTTGGCGGCTCAGACCCGGCAGTTGCTCATTTCTGGTGATACTGGCGCCGCGCAGACCGAGTTAACTGATGCGCGTGCTAAGGACGCGCATAATATGTTTCTTGCGCGTCAGAAGGGAGGTTATTGGGATTCCGAGTCTGTCACTAGCGCGGCCGAGGCTGCGCGCAAGCAGCTGGAGGCGCTTCGTGATGAGAGGTCGTTTCACTACGATGTTGCACGCCGTAAGTCGCTCCAGGCGTCTGAGGCGTGGAAGGCCCACGGCCTGGAGGCTGAAGCCCGGGGGGCTCATGCCGATCTCGAAGGCCGTGAGGCCAACGAGAAGTTTTATCAGGATATGGGTTCTATGGCGCCGCATCTTCGTTTTTTGTTGGAATTGCTACGCGGTGCCTCTAGTGCTCGTAGTGCTTTTCGTTAGTCTTTATCTGATTGGAGATTACATCGTGTCTAAGTTTCGTGACCCTCTTTCCCCGCGCCAGCGGGTTGTTGCACCGGTTGGCGGTGCGTCGTTGGTGAAGTCTGAGTTTGCGGCTCAGGCTGAAATTAACGGTATTGTTCGGCGGTTCCTCGCTACGGGCGTTGCGCCCGGTGCGCGAGGTGTGCCGATGAATGGTGATTTTTGTAACGCGCCGGATTTTCAGACTTCCATGAATCTGATGATTAAGGCGCGGAATGCGTTTGATTCTTTGCCGGCCAAGGTGCGTCGTGAGTTCGACCACGATCCAGGCCGGCTGATTGGTTTTCTTGAAGACCCTAAGAACCGCGACAAAGCGGTTGAGCTGGGTCTGATTGAGCGTCCGCCTGAGCGGACGCGTGATGTTGTGCAGGCAGTCGATGAGCTGGCTGCGAAGCTAGTCCCTAAGGTCTAGCGTTTTTGTGTTAACGGCCCTTGACGGGCCGTTTTTTTTGTGCGACTATGCGCGTGCGCGTTTCGTGCGTGCGTTAACAGGAGCATTTCATGTCTTTGTCTTTTGAGGAAGTTCTAGCGCAACTGAACAAGTTTGCGCGGCAGCGTAAGGCTATTCAGGCTTCGCTGTTGTCTGAGCCTGCTAAGGCTCGTTTGCTGGCGCAGCATGATTCTGCGGTCCAGCTGTTTACTGCCTCGGTCGAAGCCGAGGCTAAGGCAGGGGACGGGGGCGGCACGCCCCAAGTGCCAAGCGCGCCGGCCGCGGCGACGAGCGATAGCGAGGTCGCCGCGGCGGCCGGGGCCAAAGGCCCCAAAAAGCTTGGCTAAGGGCACGCTGTGGTTGGCGTGCTCTATGCAGCTGGGCAGCGGGCGGTTGTCCGCCTTCTGCCAAGCTGGAGCGGCTCCGGCACCGCTGCCGGGCCTCTTGACCAGTTGCCTTTCTTGTAGTCAACTGGTCTAGGTGACACCGGCATGGGGCCGGTGTCTTTCAAGCGAAGGAGCGAAGCGATGAAGCGTTATGCGGTGAACAAGGGTCGATCGACCCGTGAGTTCAACAAGAAGGACGGCCGTACGAAGGCCATCAATGTGCGTGGTGCCCCCATGCGTGGAGGCATCCGTTTGTGACCTGCTACGCGCCGATCCAGGGGTTCCGTACCCCTACCGGCGTGGTCTTCTCGGAGTTGCGTAGGCATGACATCCTCGGACCTATTGAGTTGCCCTGCGGGATGTGTATTGGCTGCCGGATGCGTCGAGCGTCTGACTGGCAAATGCGCGTCATGCATGAGGCGTCGCAGTATGAGGCCAATTGTTTTGTTACGCTCACCTATGCCCGTGATGCTTTACCTCCCAACGGGAGTCTTGAGCATGGCGATTTTCAGAAATTCATGAAGCGTGTGAGGAAGCGTTTGCGTAAGCAGGTGCGTTTTTACATGTGCGGTGAGTATGGCCCGCAGACGGGGCGCGCGCATTATCACGCGTGCTTATTTAATTGTGATTTCCGTGAGGATCGTTTGCCCGCTGGCAAGTCGTCAGGCGGGCACGTGTTCTATTCTTCGGAGGTTCTTTCGTCTTTGTGGGGCCATGGCATTGCTACTGTGCAGGATTTAACGGCAGAAACTGCCGGTTATTGTGCTCGGTACATCATGAAGAAGGCTCTCGGTGAGACGGCTAAGACGGCTTATCAGGTTGTCAATGATGGCGGCGAGATTGTTGAGCGTCGGCCGGAATATGCGGCGATGAGTTTAAAGCCCGGTATCGGTGCGAGTTGGTTTGCTAAGTATGGAAAGGAGACCTATCCCTCAGATTTTGTGGTTATGGATGGTGTGAAGCGTCAAGCGCCTAAGTACTACGATAAGTTAATGAAGCGTCAGTTAGAGTGTTCTGATGATGTGGAGTTTTCGCGTGTGCTAAAGGCTAAGGAACGTCTTTCCGAGAATACGCCTGAGCGT